AAAGCTCCGTAGCCTGATCGGCACGAGCAAGTCGCGCGCCGCCGGCGAGACGATCGATTACAAGGCGTTCCCGGGCGGCTTTCTCGGGATCGTCGGATCCGGCAGCGCCGACAACCTGGCCCGCCGACCGATCCGGCTCGTGCTCTGCGACGAGGTCGACAAGTATCAGCCCCTGAAGGAGGGCAATCCGCTCGATATCGTCGAAGAGCGGCAGGCCACTTTCGAATCGAACAGCCTGAATGTCGCCGTCTGCTCACCCACGATCACGGGCGAGAGCAAGATCGAGGTACGCTTCGGTCAATCCGACCAGCGTCGCGCCTCGGTCGCGTGTCCGCATTGCTGGCATCGACAGTTCCTGGACTTCTTCAAGCACGTCCACTGGGACAAAGGCTCGGACGGCAAGACGCACCGCCCCGAAACCGCCCGCGTCTATTGCGAGGCGTGCGGTACCGGGTGGAGCGAGGGACAACGCCAGCGCGCGCTGGAGACGATCCGTTGGCACCAGACGCGGATCTTCGAATGTTGCGACGAGCGTCAGAACCCGCTCGATGCTTACGGCGCTGCCTGGGCGGTCGACGAAGCGAACGGCGAGGATCCTTCCGCCCGGGTGTGGGATTGGTGGTCGTCTAACCGCCATGCCGTCTATCGCGCAAAGTGCCGCCATTGCGGCACCTGGGCGGTACCGAACGAACATGCCGGGTTCCAGGCGTCGAAGCTCTATAGCCCCTGGGCCAACGACGCGCCGCCCAAGATGGCCGGCAAGTGGCTCGCCGCGGTCGACGAAGACGGCAAGCTCACGTTCTACAACACGCAGCTCGCCCTCACCTATCGCAAGAACATGGGCAAGGCGCTCAGCAGCGATGCGCTGCTCGAGCGCCGCGAGATGTGGGATGCCGAGGTGCCGGACGGCGTGGCCGTCATCACCATCGGCATCGACGTGCAGGATTATCGGCTCGAGCTCGAAGTCGTCGGATGGGGGCGCGATGAGGAAAGCTGGTCGATCTTCTATCACGTCATCGAGGGCGAACTTTCCGACCCGGAGATCCAGCTCGAGCTGGACGAGTTCCTGCAGCGGCGCTGGTACCGCGCGGACGGACGCCCTTTCGCGGTCGCCGCGGCGTGCATCGACTCGGGCGGTCACCACACGACGGCCGTGTATAATTTCTCGAAAGCGCGGCTCAGCCGGAAGATCTGGGCGATCAAGGGCGAGAGCGCCCGCACCGGGCAGCGCAATCCGCTTTGGCCAACCAAGCAACCGACCTCGCGGTCGAAGAAGTCGTTCCGCCCCGTCATCCTGGGCGTGAACGCCGGCAAGGACACGATCCGCGGCTACCTAGGCAAGGAACGCCCGGGCCCGGGTTACATGCACTTCAACGTCGATCGCGACCTTAACTATTTCGCCCAGCTCACCTCCGAGCAGATCGAGGTCAAGGAACAGGGCGGCGTCAAATTCTGGGTCTGGGTGCTGCCGGCCGGCCGCGCCAACGAAGCGAGCGACTGCCGCGTCTATGCGTATGGCGCGCTCCACGGCCTGATGCACCGCGGGTTCAAGCTCAACCGCGAAGCGAACAAGGTCGGCGCCGAGGTCACCGTGATCGAGACGCCGCCGGCGACGGCCGCCGACGATCCCCCGCCGGCGGAACCGGACGAGGAAGAGGCGCCCATGCCGATCGCTGGGATGGCGCCCCCGGTGCCCGCGCGCAAGCGCACGAAACCGCCGGGTGACCAGCGGCCAGCGCCGGCGCCGGCAGAGCCTCCCACCGCGCCCTCGGGCGCGCCCGCGGCGAAGATGCATGGCCGAAGTGGCCCGAAGCGGATCGGCCGGCGCCTGGCCTGATAGGAGTTACGATGCGCTACGATCCCAGCACCAGCATCCTCGCTGGAATGGATACGGACGTGCTCCGCGCACGCCTGCTGCAGATGCAGCAGGACTATCTTGACCTGATGGCCGGCCGGAAGATCCAGTCGGCCCAATATACCCAGGGCGATGGCAGCAAGGCGGTCGTCTTCACGAAGGCGACGATTGGCCAGCTGGCGATGGCGATCCGTCAGCTGCAGGCCCAGCTCGGCATCGTCTGCTCGCCGCGCCGTGCGATCGGAGTGCGCTTCGGGTGAGCCAGCCCCCAGCGCTCCTCAATAGCAGCGGCCAGGTCATCTCGCCGCTCACCATCGCGCGAATCCGAGACGGTGGCCGTCGCGGCCGCATGACCGGCTCACTCGGCGGCGTGAATCAGAACTTCTTTCCATATGACGCGGCCGACTGGACATCGCAGGAGCTGGGCGGCTGGTATCCCCAGGTCCGCTCGCCCGACAGCGAGATCAACATTCACCGCGACCGGATCGCCGGCCGCGCGCGCGATCTCCGACGCAATGACCCCTGGGCGTCCGGCGCCATCAACCGGATCCTCGATTCGACGATCGGCGCTTCCTATCGCTTCGTCTCGAAACCCGATTATCGAGCGCTGCGCCTCTATGCGCGCGGCTTCGACGCGGTGTGGGCCAACGAGTACCGCCAGGCGCTCGAGGCGCTGTGGCGCACCTATTCCGAAGATCTGGGACACTATAACGACGTAAACCGTCGCCTGACGGTCTCGCAGCAGTTCCGCCTCGCGCTCGGCCACAAGCTGGTCGACGGCGAATCGCTGATCGTGGCGCAGTGGCGCGAGGACCGGATCGCGCCAGGCGCGGCGACCTATGCCACCTGTTTCGAAGGCATCGACCCCGATCGGCTGTCGAACCCGAATATGGGCCCGGACACGCGCTATATGCGCAACGGCGTCCAGCTCGACGACGACGATGTCCATGTCGCCTATCACATCCGCAAGGCACATCAGTTCGACTGGTACAACGCCACCGAGAGCATGGAGTGGGAGCCCGTCGCCCGCGAGGATCCCGACGGGTGGCGCCGCGTCTACCATGATTACGACGCCGACCGCTTCGGCCAGAATCGCGGCGTGTCGATCTTCGCGCCGGCGCTGCGCTCGCTCAAGATGCTGGCGAAGCTCTACGGCACGAAGCTGCAGGCTGAGAATGTCGCGGCGGCGTTCGGCCTCTATGTCACCTCGCCATACGACTTCGAGATGGTCCGGCAGGCGCTGGACAGTGAGGACGACGACGAGGCCGCATTCGGCTGGTACCAGGACATGCGCTCCGAATTTCACTCGGAGCGTGACCTCAACGTCAACGGTGTCCGCCTCTCCACCCTCGCCCCGGGCGAGGACATCAAGTCGGTCGCACCGGGCGGTGGGCAGCAGGATATCACGCCGTTCGCGCACGAAATGCTGCGCGGCTTCTCAGTCGCGCTGGGGACCTCGGCCGAAGAGGTCCACAACGATTATTCGGATTCGAGCTGGTCGGCAGCGCGCGCCGGCATCGTCCAGTCAGAGAAGACCTACAATCGCCGCTGCGACGAGTTCGACATCAACACCGCGTCGCCGATGATCGCGACCTGGCTCGAGGAACCCTTCGAGCGGAACGAGCTGCCCCTGCCGCGGAACGCGCCATCCTATCTCGAGATGCGTACCGCCTATGCGCGCGGCCGCTGGCTGGGTGTTGCCCGCGGCTGGGTGGATCCCGTTGCCGAGCGCCAGGGCGTCGTCCTGGGCCTCGATGCCGGCCTTTCCACGCTCGAGGAAGAATCCGCGAAGCAAGGCCTCGATTGGGAGGAAACGCTCGAGCAGCGCTCGATCGAGTTCCACCGCATGGAAGAGCTCGGTCTCCCGCGCCCGCAATGGTTCGGCAATGACCAGACCGCCAGCGAGGTCGCGCAGAAGCCCGACAAACCCAGCGCACGCGCGATGCGCGGTCAGCTGAGCTGAGGAGCCAATAATGTTCGTCACAATCACCCGCACCGGGAGTGCGCGCGAGCTGCGCGTGCTCGCCACCGCGATCGCCTATGTCGACGAGGCCGAAGGCTGCACATTGGTCAAGCTGACCTCGGGCGAAGCCCTTCGCGCATCCGAGGATCGAGCGACGCTCGAGAAGCGGATCGATAAGGCGGTTTGCGGCGACCTGATCGTCGGCGAGCTGCTGCAGACCGACCCTGACCCGTTGGTGGCGGCAGCCATCGAGCGCAACCGCCCGCCGAAAAGCAAGCGCCAGTGAGCCGCTTCCCCCGCCACATCGCAACCGGGCTATTCAATGCCCCGTTGGGCCTGTTGCCCAGCGCATCAACGCTCGCCGTACAGCTGCTCGAGCAATCGATCGGCCTGTGCGCCGATGGCGGCGCCGCGACCGATATCGGTGCCGGAGATGAATGGGGTTCGCCGCGATCGCGCGCGTCCGATCGCGACCGCCCCTATGAGGTGATCGCCGGCGTCGCCATCATTCCCATCAAAGGCGTGCTGCTGCAGCGGCTACCTGGCTGGCTTTGGTACTACGGCGACATGTACGGCGTCGCGGGCTACGACAAGATCCGCTTTCAGCTGATGCATGCGCTGCAGGACCCGGACGTCGACGCGATCGCGTTCGATGTCGATAGTCCGGGCGGCGACGTCGCCGGCTGCTTCGATCTGGTCGACACGATCTATCGCGCGCGCGGCACCAAGCCGATCGCCGCGATCCTGGGCGAGTGCGCCTATTCTGCTGCATTCGCGCTGGTCTCCGCTGTGGATCCCGGGCGTCTCTGGGTGCCACGCACCGGGGGCACCGGATCTGTCGGCGTCATCTACATCCACCTGTCGATCGCCGACTGGCTGGCCAAGAACGGCATCACGCCGACGCTGGTGACCAACGGCGCCTTCAAGGGCGAAGGCAGCGAGCTGCTCAAGCTCAGCGATGGCGCGATCGAGCGCCTACAGGCCGATATCGACACGGTCGCCAAGCTTTTCCACGCCACCGTCGCGCGCAACCGCAACATGTCGGTTGCCAATGTCGCGAAGACCGAGGCGGGCACGTTCCTGGGCGCCAAGGGCGTCGAGATCGGCTTCGCCGACGCCGTAGCCGCGCCGGACGAAGCATTCCGGGCGCTGCTGAAGCAGCTCGACTGACCCCGGCCGGGCGCCCGGCCCGGTCACAGGCATCTGCGCCTAACCACAGAGGTGAATATGAATACGACCAGCCTGATGGCCGGCGCGAGCCGCTTTGCGCACTTCGCCGGCTTCTCCCGTTCCTCGCGCCGCGCGGCCGACGATGACAATCGTCAGGACGACGTCGACGCCGAAGACGAGGACAAGGATCCCGACGCTTCCGACGAGGATGGCGACGACGATACCAAGACCAAGAAGTCGAAGCGCGCCCGCAAGGCCGAGGACGAGGACAAGGATCCCGATGCCTCCGACGATGACGAGGACAAGGATCCCGACGCTTCCGACGAGGATGGCGACGATGAGCCCAAGACCAAGAAGTCGAAGCGCGCCAAAAAGGCCGAAGAGGACGACAAGGACACCGACGCCGAGGACGACGACGAGGACGAGATGAAGGGCAACAGCGCGTCGGCCAAGGCCCGTCGCCGCGAACAGGCTCGCATCGCGCATATTCTCGGCAGCAAGGCCGCGGCGAACAATCCGGTGCTCGCGGTTTCGCTCGCCTGCACCACGCGCATGACGCGCCGCGAGGCGACCAGGGTCCTTCGCGAACAGCCTGCCCAGGCGAACGACGACGACGGCGGCAACCGCCATTCGCGCCGCGATCGCCAGCAGCGCAATGCCAACCTCGGCACCGATGCCCCCGCGCTCTCGGGCCTGGAGGCCGTCGCCGCCAGCTGGACCAACACCTTCAAGCGCGTCGGCATCACGCCCCGCGGCTGAGCTCGGCGCTTCCACACACCTTCCGGCCGGCCTCGTGCCGGCCGAACTTGAGAAAGGAGCCCGATCATGGGCAATCCCACCGTTACTCCGCTTACCGAAATGCGCCGTGAGGGCGGCTATGTCGTCTGGGATCCCAGCAACGGCATGCTGACCCGCGCTCGCGGCATCCTGCAGTCCGGCGCTGGCGTCTGCATCACCGGCCTGGTGCTGGCGGCGCTGCTCACCGGCGGCGCAGGCGTCGCCACGGCGCTCGGCACCAACACCGGCAACGGTGTCATGGGTGCGATCACCGTCGCCGCCAATGCGCAGCTCGGCGATTACAAGCTCGTCATCATCGAGCCGGCCGCCAACGCAGGCACGTTCGTGCTCGAGGATCCCGCTGGCCATATCGTGGGCCACGGCAACGTCGCCGCGGCGTTCAACGCCGGCGGCCTGAGCTTCACGCTCGCCG